AACAAGCCTTGTTCTTTAGAATAATTCGCCGACGATCTTAGTTTGTTAGCAATTGTATCATCGACAGCAGCTTGTAAGCAACCAGCATTTGTACTACTAGTATGAATTGCCCTAACAAACTTTTTAGGAGCACCACCAGCAGCAGTCCATGAACCACTCTTTGTACTAATATATGGATTTACCAAAACTTTAACATTAGGAGATCCGGTTTCAACATTTTCAATGAAAATTGATTTTTGTGCTCCACCGTTCTCATCTTGAACTTTTCTTGACGCATCTAATGAACCAGTGTATCCTTCTGCTAAGAACTGCGTTAGTTCAATTTCTGAATTTGAGAACGGAGTATTTCTAACCTTGAAAATACCTAAATTAATTGTATCAACAAATTCTGGGCCTAATTCCCACTTCGAAATATTTTCAAGAGATTTACTTACACTACTCTTTTCATCTGTTGCTCCTCCAGATAGTGAAAAATCAATTCGCGAGGTCGGAACAGTTGCATAATTAGCTGGTGTTTTATCTCCCGTTGAAGTTGTAGTGTAAACATAAGCGCCAGCAGCATCATATGGTGTTGATGGGTTAGTATGTGAGCTATCCGAAATTGCTGCATAATACCCTTCAAAATTGTCGTTAGTATACGTAGCGCCTTTATTTAAAACAATAATACCAGCTTTACCTAAATCTGTCGTTGAGCTGGTAAATGTATTATCATGTCCTGCAGATAAATCATCTGACCAAGTAATGTTACCGTCTTTTACAGCGTTGTATTCTGTTTCGGTTAATTCAATTAGTGACGGGTTACCAATAACATAGTAATTAGATGCACTTAAGGAGTATTTTACTCCGTTGTGTGTGGTGTTATTCGCGTCAAACGGTAAGTTACCAAAATGAGCAGCGTCTTTACTAAATACCTCACCAGCTACTAATGTTGTACCTGTAGCAGTAAGAGCAGAGAAATCAGAAGCATTAGTAAACGCCGAGGGAATAGCAGATAATAAAGTACTATCAGTTCCAGCAGCATCTGTTGACGTTCCTGAGAACCCAGATACTGAGGCGAACATATTTGTCTTTGCAGAAATATAAGTTAAATTATCATTTGCATCTTTTACGATTAATTCTACACCTAAGTCTGAGCCAGGATTGCCGCCGATCAAGCCCTCACCTCGAGCCTGCTCGGCTGCTGTCCCGCGTCCAGCTGTATAGCAACTTACCATACCAAATGTAGATTTATTACAACACAAGGACCCGGTACTAGAATCGAATGCTGTAATTGTGGCGGTATTAAGAGCGTTCACCGGGTAAACTAGAGCAGAATATCTCCGGGCGCCGGTCGTAGAGCCATAAGGTATACGGGCGACAAACACATTGGCGTCGCTATTAAACACTTGTCGCGCCGAATGATAAAAATATCTCTCGGCGGAGTTTGTTGGACGACCATAAATTTCTTGAAACTCTGCGAACGTACCAACATTAAAAATTTCATCTGTTGGTCCTTGATCAGAGAATCCGGCGATAAATACACTCGTTCCTACTGCTGCAGCGGGACGCTGTGTTAAATCGATTTCCCTTATTTCTACACCTGGTGATTGAATTGTTCGTCTACTCATAGTAAAACCTTTACAATTATTTATTGTTTTCCGTGGACATATTTTAGTTGATTTGGCGAAAGTAGCATTATAATATAAATATATGAAGGGCATCATATTAGCTGGAGGTACTGGATCAAGAGTTTATCCTAGTACAAAAACGGTTTCAAAGCAACTTTTACCAATTTACGATAAGCCTACTATCTATTATCCTCTATCAACTTTAATAAAATTAGGGATAAAGGATATAATGATTATAACAAATGCTCAAACATATCCTTTCTTAATAAAATTGTTTAATCAAACAGATAAAGTCAGACCATACTTAGGTCTTAATCTTACATTTAAAGTACAAGTTTCACCTGCTGGTATAGCAGAGGCATTAATTATTGCAGAAGGATGGCAAGGGGATGATAATGTGTGTTTAATCTTAGGAGATAATATTTTTACTGGAATACGCAAGCCAGAACTTAATGGAAATAAAGCTTGTGTTGTAAGTTATAAGGTTTCAAATCCGTCTGATTATGGTGTTATAGAGCTTGATGCAACTGAAACAATAGTTTCTATTGAAGAGAAACCAGATGTTCCTGCTAGTAATTTAGCAGTAACAGGTATTTATTTTTATAATAATACAGCAGGTGCACGAGCACGAGCGTTAAAGCCGTCGGCGAGAGGTGAATTAGAAATTACTGATTTAAATAAAAGTTATTTACATGATAATGTACTAGGTCATAGTAGTTTAAATAGTAATTATGCCTGGTTTGATACCGGGAATCCGGATGAAATGTTTGCTGCTTCCATGTATGTAAAGTCTATACAAGATAGAACTAATACAATGATTGGTTGTATCGAAGGAGAGTCGTGGAAACAGGGTAATATTAAATATGAACAATTACAAAAAATTGTCGATAAAATGCCTGCATGTTCATATAAGACAAATATTGTAATGAGTTATTATTTTGATTAAATATTTTTATGGCTGATGTTGATGATAAGGTATCTGAGACCGTAGTAGGAAAATATTATGTAGATACGCAATGTATTGATTGTGATTTGTGTCGCGAAACTGCAAAAGATAATTTTACCAGACAAACAGAAGAAGGTTATTCATATGTTTACAAGCAACCTCAAAACGAAGAAGAAGAGGAATTGTGTAAAGAGGCTATGGAGAATTGTCCAGTCGACGCAATCGGGGATGATGGAGATGCTTAAATGAAATGGTTCCCTGGAGATGATCTTCGAATAACAGTTGCTCTAGGCGGAGTGATATTATTAATAATTATATTGTCGAAGTCGTGTGAGTATTATGCAAAATACTCGTCTTAAATATCCTTAATCTCCAATTAGTTTTGCTTCTATTCTTGTAAACTCAAAAGTAGCAGCTGAAGTAATTTCTTCACTAATAGCATAGTTCCATTTAATTTGAGCTAATTTAGTTGGAAAGGCTCCTATATAGTCCCATTGAATTTTTCTGTTTTCATATTCATCTAAACCGAATACCGTTAAATTAGATGAATATATAGGAAGTTGTTGAGAGGCGCTCATTAACTGTTTAGGTTCTTTATATTTTATAATATCATCTTCATTAAAGTTACCAGTTTTAATATCATTAATAATATCAAGCCATTTATATATTGCCCAATAATTTTTAAATTGGTTATCAATTTTAAAATCTATAGTTAAGGATTCATATGCCGGTCGAGCATGAGAGCTAACTTTTATAGTTTGTGCTCCATATGGAATAGTTTTTTCAGGTATACTAATAGTAGGGGTAACAGCTCCAGCAATACTAATTTCTAAGCTATTAGCGTCAATTCTATTTGTATTTCTAGTTATATTATCTACGATATTTTTTATACCTTCGGGTAAGTTTAAAACTAGTATAAATTTATCTTGTCTATTTTTATTAAGTGGTGCTTGGTTCATACTTTAACATATCCTTGTGCTTGTAATTCGTCCATATCTGTATTATAGTTAGGACCATCGTCCTGATTAAAAATATTTATATCTGTAAAGTGAACTGGCGGTGGTTTCCAGGTATCGTCAATATTTTGCATTTTATACTCTTGCAAGAAGTTGCTAAACTTTTGATCGATATATGGTCCTAGTTCTATTTTTGCGGGTCGTTGATTGTCATCAATTTCTAGGACATTGTAATATTTTTGTATAACACTATTTTCTAATATTAATAATGCCCATACCATTGCCATAACTCTATCATCATGCTCAAATCCAGGTTGCGCAGCCCAAGACCCATTAGGGTATCTTACAAAATTTTTCATTTCTACGACAGCAGGTTTTGATTGTATATCGACACACTTAATATCATTAACCCAATATCTCATATTAGTAATACCTTTATATTTGGTATTAGTATGAGCATACACTCCTATCCTATCATATTTTATTTGACCTATTTTAGGAGACCAATTAACTATGTTTTTATAATTATATTGGTGATATAAATTATCGACGACCTGACTACCACAATTATTTCTTTCTATTAATACAGGCGGTGCACCCCAGTGATAACATATATCACGGACTTTAGTAGTGAACTCAAATGGATTGATTTGATTAGATGCATATTCTGCGACTTGTTTTATATCTTGTAAGTCAGTTATATCTAAGACTTGTATAACACTAAAATTTTGACCGACTCCTTCTGCTACATCAACTCCAATAGTATATAAATGATCTTTATCGGGCTCAGTCCATATTTTATAACACCCGTCATCGAACACATAAGTGGGTTCGGTTGTCTTTGCAAATAATTTTTCAAAAAAGATTTCATCAATAAATGAATCACCGGTATCAAGAAACTTACAATCAAACTCTTGGGCAAAAGCCTCTTCACTACCTATCGATTTAATAGTTTCGATTTTCCATTTTTCATCGCGTCCTGGGACTTCATGCCATAATATTTTTTCTGCTTGCCAGTTGTTTATTCCTTTTACTGCTTCTGTGTATAATGTATGAAATAAATTACCACTACCGTTTGGAGTAGATGCTACAAATATTTTAGATTTTGTTGAGGCAGAAATAATAGGATATACTGACTTCCAAAAAGATTCAACAAGATTATTTGGGATGAACGCTAACTCATCTAAAATTAGTACATTAACAGATTCACCACGACCTGCATCTGAGCTTGTAGTACTAATACCAATACTACTACCGTTGGCTAATTTCATAGAAGTTTTACCGTACTCTATAACTCCTGGTTTTAAATAATTTGGTAAATTTTCATATGCAAGCCTAACTCGTGAAAAAATACTAATAGCGGTTTGTTCTTTATTAGCAACAATTAATATACGCTGATCGTCTTGAAAACAAGCAATCCATAGCGCGTAAATTGTCATCATAGTAGTTTTTCCTGTCTGTCTACTAGCTAAACAGGCTACAAATCTATTATCTCTTAAACTACGTAATACTCTTTTCTGATAAGAGTATAAGGTAATTTTTATTTTACCTTGATCAAGGTTAACAATATGGAAAAAGCTTTCTGCAAAATGAAGAATGTTTTGTCGAGCCTTCTTAAGAGACTTCACCATTTCAGGAGTCCACTGATACTCCATGTTAGGATTAGGTAAGTTTGTATTACCTAAATAAAATTTATCGTCCTTTTTTAGCCTGGGCACTATAAATATTTACATGAACAGCAGAGATTTAAACTCTATTAATGAAGCCTTTGCCGAAGCTACGACAAAGGTAGATGCTGACGATACTACAGAGTCCGAAGAAATCGTGACTGAAGCGAGCGGCCGCAAGGCGCCAACAGGCAATTCGGGAACGAGAAAGAATTGGAAGGCGAAGGGATTACACAAACGTAAAGTCAAACCTGTCAAGGATGAACCGGTCGTGGATGAACCGGGCAATGATGATAATGAATAGAACAAGTCAAAGAAGTTAAAGGAAGATCTTGGACCAGATTTTGGTGATGAGGCAGATTTCGGTGATCCTTCGCGTCATAGTGGTGACTATTTAGATGATGAGCCATTAGATGTTGGAGATATAGTAGAGGTTGAAGGTGAGGAGGACGACTTTGTAGTTCTTAACGTTGATGGAGAGTGGGTCCAAGCTGCTGCGGTAGGTGATGGAATTGCGGTTAAAAGAGATAATGTTGTAAAGAAAGAGTCAGTTAGAGTTGAAAGGAAGTTAGTTACATTAAAGGAGAAAAAGAAAGTTATGAGTTTTACAAATATAATGGAAGATTATGAAAGTCGCTTATCTTCAAGTGCCAAAGGGTTTTCGTTAAAATCTAAATTAAATGAAGAAGATGGAACGTCGTTTGATCAACCTGATGAAGGTGTTGGTCCGAAACTAGATAAAAAGAAACAACGACCAGCAGATGAGGAAGATTCTACAAGTCAAGAATCATCTACAAAAAATGTTGATGATGACGTACAAGAGCCAAAAGAAGCAGACAAGGCGGACGAAAACGCAGAAGAAAAAAATACTGAAAAAGAAGAGAAAGTAGTTAAGGATAGTATAAATAATTCTAACAAAGGTAATATTATGTCAGAAGATAAATCAATATTTGATAAGCTCTATGAGCAAGTTATGAGTGAAGACGACGATTTCGGTGCTGAGTTGGGTATACCCGGCGATGATGGAATCTCAGTTGGTGATGATGAGTTTGGCGATGAGGGTGGTGGAGACATCACTGTAACGTTGACTCCTGATCAAGCGGATGCTATTCGTGCAGTTGCTGATCAGCTTGCTCCGACCGACGATCTCGAGGACGAACTTAATGGTGAAGAGGAACCAGAAGAGGGATTTTCTCGCGAGAGCGCCGAAACAGTAGCTGAGGGGGATGAACAGTCAACAGGTAAGCCAACTACAGACGGTAAGGACGTTGGCAAGGATCCTTCTGATGGCGCCGGTAACGCCACGGATCTACCTGCTGATGCTTTAGGTGGTAAGTCCACAAGTACAGGTGATGCGAAGGTTACGGATGATGCACCTACAACTGGGAAACCAACCACTGACGGTAAGACCGTGGGTGATAAGAAACATGGTAAAGGTCCGTTAAAGGCTAACGCGAAGACAT